AACCTTTTTTTATGAAACACACCAAATCAATCCAAGTAAATTGGAATTTAAAGTTTTTGATTTAACTCAAACAAAATTCAAAGATTTGATTTTATCCTATAAGGATGTTGGTGCAATAAAAGCGGGTGACAGATGTATTGAAATTCAATATTCAAAATTTCATTGGTGGTGGAATGAAGATAAAAGTTATGATTACTACTATTGGATTGATGCAGGTCTTTCTCATTGTGGTTTAATCCCTTTGAAATATTTGACCAACAACCAGCTCGAAAGAAGGTATTATGAATCCAATCTTTTCAATAATGATTTTTTAAAAAATATGATTGAAGATACGGGTGATAAGTTTTTACTTATTGGTAAAGAGAATGAAAGAAACTATTGGTCAGGAACCTTAGACCCAAAATGGTATAAAAACTATGATAGGAGCATTCACATCATTGGTGGTCTTTTTGGGGGACACAAAAGTAAGTGGGATGAAGTTGTAAACTTATTTGAAGATTATGCAAAAAAAGTTATCGAAGATATTAAACAATTACCCCACGAAGAAAACATCATGAGTCTCATGTTTTTCAACCACCAAGAGTTGTTTTATAGAAAACATTTCGATATTTGGTGGTGTAGGGACAATGCGCCAAGTGGAGTGGATGAAACTTTCTTTACATTAAATAAAAGTTTTTTCAGAATATTAGAAGAATTTAATAGAATTTATGAATAATATAACTCTTGTAACAGGAATATGGGACATAGGAAGGTCATCTCTCTCTGAGGGTTGGGCAAGACCTTTTCAACATTATTTGGATAAATTTGAATCGTTGTTGAAGGTGGAGGAAAATCTTATCGTATTTGGCGAATCGTCTTTGAGGGAATTCGTTTTCCAAAGAAGAAGTGAAAAAAATACACAATTCATAGAACGACCTCTTTCTTGGTTCATTGACAATGAGTTTTATCCGTTAATTCAACAAATAAGAAATAGAGAAGATTGGAAAAACCTGTCGGGCTGGTTGAAAGATTCAACACAAGCAAGATTGGAGAATTATAACCCCCTTGTTATGTCCAAAGTGTTTCTTTTACATGACGCAAAAATAATGGATAAGTTTGATTCTGAATACATGTTTTGGATTGATGGTGGATTAACAAATACTGTTCATCCTGGTTATTTTACTCATGACAAAGTATTAGATAAACTAACCAAATACATTTCCAAGTTTTCATTTATTTGTTTTCCTTATGATGCAGAAAGAGAAATTCATGGATTTGAATACAATAAGTTAAATGAACTTGCGGGTGCCAAAGTAAATAAAGTTGCAAGAGGAGGGTTCTTTGGTGGACCAAAATCAACAATACCTTCAATAAACTCTATCTATTATGGATTGTTGAAATCTACTCTTGAAGAAGGTTACATGGGAACTGAAGAATCGATTTTCAGTATCATGTGTTACAAACACTCTGATTTAATAAATTATTTCAAAATTGAATATAACGGACTTATTGGTAAGTTTTTTGAAGATTTGAAAAATGATGTTTTGGAAGTTAAGAATGAAACAAGTGTTGTATCGAAAAATAATCTTGATATCAACAAAGTTGGGTTGTATGTAATCACATTTAATAGTCCGAAACAATTCGAAACTTTGATAAATTCGTTTTTGGAATACGATAAAGATTATCTTAACAAGACGAAAAAATTCCTTCTGAATAATTCTACAGATAATTCAACATATGAAGCATACAAATATCTTTGTGAAAAATATGATTTTGAACACATTATACCTGATGAAGGTAATTTAGGAATTTGTGGTGGAAGACAGTTCATTGCGGAGCACTTCGACAAAACTGATTTACATTATTATTTGTTCTTCGAAGATGACATGTTTTTTTATTGTAAAGATGGAGAAGTTTGTAGAAACGGTTTCAATAGAAAAGTGGACAACTTATACACAAAATCTTTAGAAATTGCTAAAAAAGAAAATTTTGATTTTTTAAAATTAAATTACACTGAATTTTTTGGTGACAATAGTGTTCAATGGTCATGGTACAATGTTCCTCAAAATGTGAGAGAGGAGTTTTGGCCTGGTAAACCAAGACTTCCACAAATGGGATTGGACCCAAATGCACCAAAACTTGAGTTTGATTCAATTTTATCACATAAGGGAGTTCCTTATGCCACAGGTGAGATTTACTACTGTAATTGGCCTCAAATTGTTTCAAAAACAGGAAATCAAAAAATGTTTTTAGAAACTACATGGGCACATCCTTTTGAACAAACGTGGATGAGTCACATGTATCAACTCACCAAAAAAGGTCAATTAAAACCTGGTATCTTGTTGATGACACCCACGGAACATAACAGGTTCGAACATTATAATAGAGAACTTCGTAAAGAGTCATAACAATATATTTATTGTTATGGAATTTTATATCGCAAAGAATGCCACCCTTCCTCTGTTGAAAATGCAAGTAGTTCAAGATGGTAGGTCAAGTTATTTGGAGTTCATGGAATCTCTCCCATTTTCCACCATCTATTTTACAATGATAGATTATTATACGGGGGTTCCAAAAATCGTGTCTGCTCCTTGTTATATTACTTCATTGATATTACCTGAACCAGGTGCGGGTGTAGAATATTATATTTATTTCCAATTTACTTCAATGGATACAGACACACCGGGTAGGTATCAAGGCCAATTTTTAATTAAGAATGAAGAAGGTAATCTCATTTTACCTCTTAGAGAACAACTTTACATTAATATCGAAGACAGCTTCATTGCAGAGTCCCCTTGTTGTTAAATTTGATATAAGGGAATTTTTTTTTATATTTATGGGTAATGAGTAAGGTAAACTTCACGATAGTGTGAAAGCCAATAAACCACTCGTAAATTTTATGATTTCGAATAAAGAAATTGAAGAGTTTCTTCAAGGGAACGACCCTGAAGAATTTATAGTCGCAATAGAGTTTGACTACGTTTCTAACTCAATCTACAAAGTCAAAGAAATACCAGGTAAAGGTAAAGACATTAGAAAAGACCAGTTTATTCCATTCGCGTGGGTTGGTGACCTAAGAGGTCTTGGTTTTTACAATGATTCCAAAATGGCACAAAAAGAAGCCATGACCAAATACGGAATAGTCATCGACAAACTCGAAACCAAAGGAGATGAAAGACTTGAAAAGGGTCTTACATTCATGGTGAAGTCTCTTAAAGGATATAGAGAATTAATTCAATTTTTTCGTGATGGAAACTTGGACCCGTGGGGTGAGAAAGCGAAAGATAAAATAATGGTTCTCCCTCCTGTTGAGCAATATCTAATAGCAAAAGAAAAAAGATTGTTCAAAGGTTTTGATGACTACGACCAAGTTACAAGACTTGTATTCGACTTAGAGACCAATGCTCTTGACCCTAAAGATGGTCGTATTTTCATGATTGGAATAAAAACCAATAAAGGTTACCATAAAGTAATTGAGTGTCTCGATGAATCCCAAGAAAAGGGTGCAATCATTGAGTTCTTCAATATCATTGACCAAATAAAGCCTTCCATCATAGGTGGATATAATTCAGCAAACTTCGACTGGCATTGGATATTCGAAAGGGGTCAACGTCTTGGTATTGACATGAGAAAATCAATCAAATCTTTACACCCTCAACATTCTTATACAAGAAAAGAATCAATTCTCAAACTTGCAAACGAGGTTGAGGATTACTTACAGACTTCCATTTGGGGATATAACGTAATTGATATTATTCACGCGGTCAGAAGAGCTCAAGCTATCAATTCGAACATCAAGGCTGCGGGTCTTAAATACATCACCAAATTTATCAACAAAGAAGCCCCTGACCGTGTTTACATAGAACACACAGACATCGGAAAGTTCTACGCTGAAAAAGAAGAATTTTGGTTAAACATACAAAATGGAAAATATAAAAAGGTAGGAATTGACCCCGAAATCGATAATGTTTGCAGAAGAAGAGAAGATATATACATCAAAACTACGGGTGACAATCTTGTAGAAAGATATTTGGATGATGACTTGGAAGAGACCTTGGCTGTTGATAAAGAGTTTAATCAAGCATCATTCTTACTTGCATCAATGATTCCAACAACTTATGAGAGAGTTTCAACAATGGGTACCGCAACCCTATGGAAAATGTTGATGCTTGCCTGGTCTTACAAGCACGGACTTGCGATACCACAGAAACAAAGTAAAACAGACTTCGTAGGAGGTCTTTCCCGACTACTTAAGGTTGGGTATAGTAAGAATGTACTCAAGTTAGACTTCTCGTCTCTATACCCCTCTATTCAGCTTGTACACGATGTATTTCCCGAGTGTGATGTTACAGGTGCAATGAAGGGTATGTTGAAGTACTTTCGTGATACTCGTATTAGATATAAACAACTCGCTGAAGAGTTTGAAAAAACTGACCCACAGAAATCCGCGTCCTACTCTAACAAACAATTACCAATCAAGATATTCATTAACTCTATGTTCGGGGCTCTTTCTGCCCCTCAGGTATTCGCTTGGGGTGACATGTACATGGGAGAACAAATCACTTGTACAGGTCGACAATACCTTCGTCAGATGATTAAATTCTTTATGAGTAAAGGATACACACCACTTGTTATGGATACTGACGGGGTAAACTTTTCGAGTCCTGATGATGTGGATATTCATAGGTATGTAGGTAGAGGACTGAACTGGAAAGTTAAGGTTGGTAAAGAATACACCGGTCCTGATGCTGACGTAGCAGAATACAATGATATTTTCATGAGAGGTGAGATGGCTTTAGATACTGATGGTGTTTGGCCTTCATGTATAAATCTTGCCAGAAAAAATTACGCAGTTATGGATGCGAAGGGAAAGATAAAGTTGACTGGCAATTCTATCAAATCAAAAAAACTTCCTTTATATATTGAAGAATTCCTTGATAAAGGAATAAAATATCTTTTGGAGGGTAGGGGTAAAGAATTCATTGAATACTATTATGAATACCTACAAAAGATTTTTGACCAAAGAATTCCATTATCAAAGATTGCTCAGAGAGCTAAAGTAAAACTCACGTTGGATGACTACAAGAAAAGATTAACACAAAAGACCAAGGCAGGAAATTCTATGTCAAGAATGGCACATATGGAACTTGCAATTCAACAGAATTTGAATGTTAACTTGGGTGATGTTATAATGTACGTAAACAATGGTAAGAAAGCTTCTCAAGGTGACGTGCAGAAAATGACTGCTAAGCAAATCAAAGATACTAACGACCTTAATAAGTTGCAAAACCCAAATGCACCACAAATTACTGATGGTGTAATTGTTAACTGTTACATGTTGGATGCTAATATTTTAGAAAACAATCCTGATACAACAGGAGAATACAATGTGCCACGAGCAATTGTAACATTCAACAAAAGAATTGAACCTTTGTTGGTTGTGTTTCAACAAGAGGTTCGAGATGGTTTACTTGTAACAGACCCAGCGGAGAGAGGTATTTTCACAACTTCTCAGTGTGAACTTATAAATGGAATGCCTTTCGAAGAGGGAGACCAAGACAAGTTACAAGAAGATGTTTTGGATATTACAGAACAAGAATTGGAATATTGGAAAAAAAGAGGTTTAGAACCAAACTATATGTACGAATTAGCTGAGGAGGATTGGGAAACAAAGTTAGGATTGTTTCAATCCGTCTGAAGATAATATATACCAATTATTTCTAACAAATCTGAATTCGACACAAGCAAGTTTGTCCAACTCAACTTCATCGTATTCTTCATCAATCAAACCTACATCAGGAACTACCAAAAGTTTTGTCATTGATTTAACTACTACGTGGTCACTTTTACGAGAGTTTAATGTTAGGACTGCATCAGGAACACCTCTTACAACAATACAAGCCTCTCCTTGAACTGTGTAACTAGCTTCTGAAACCAAAGCGACCTCGGAAGTTTCAATTCTGAGACCGTTAATAATTCTTGTTGATGGTATGGATTTAACAATTGCCATTAAATTACATAAATTTGTCTTGGAAACGCTCTAAATTTCATTTGTTTGTTTAGGTTTTCCGCAATTAAAGCTTCTCTTTCCATAACCTTTTCAGGTCTCAATCTTGTCAACCAACCTTCAGCTCCCGTAAGTTCTTCTATTAGTTTACTTTTTTCATCTTTAGACTCGGTTGCCAAACTTTGATAATCCATGGTTATTTCTGAGTCTGGTGTTTTCAGATTTCCTGAAAACTTACCTCTTACTCTTGATAAAGTTTCTTTGGCGTATGCGGTAAACCATCTTCTTACCCATTGTTGACCCGGAACGTTCAAGTCCTCCCAAGAAAGAGATTCAATTGGGACGTCAGTTGGAAGTTTTATTATGTCGGGGTTGGCTTTCAAACAGTCATTTCTGTCATCGGGTCCTACATCATAATACCAGTACCAAACAGCCTTTCCAACATACAGGCTATAGTTACTCCAATTGAATCTTCCACCTGGAGTGTTATAAAGAAATACATTTTTCTTCCCATCGGGTAAACCTGTTATTCTATAAGTTAATGAACCACCTAAGATTCTGTTTAAGATATTCGCTTCTTGCATTCTTATGAGATAGTCAAAACCTGACATCATAAAGTATGAACCTTGATATCCCATTTGAGCATAACCGGCTTCGTTTGCACCTAAACCAATACCACCAAATCCAAATCCACCAACACCGCCCAATCCGAACGCTGTCCATGGTTGGTTGGAAAACCACAATAATTCGTTGACCTCTCTGCCTGCTGGAATTTCGTAGTTTTGAGTGTTGGCACTCAGTATAAAATAATCTTTCTTTAAAACCCAAGGACCCACGGTCTGTAAACCAACAATTTTGGAATATGCGTAAGAAAATTGTTGTTCAAAATCCATTGTTCTTGTAACAAGGGCTCTTGCAACAGATTTTTCATTCATGTTCAAGTTAACGAGATTTACCCATTGAGAATCAATGAGCCACTGTAGGACGTATTCCTCATAGTCTCCGATTGACAATTCCATCAATGAGTCTAACATCTCATCTGTTAGTTCTACACTTCTTAGGGGTGCACCCAATTGATTTCTTAGTCGATTATAAATTCTACTTCTTTCTGGTTCTGGAATAACGGCCATTAGAATGATTTACATATAAATATCATCTTAGTGTATAAATCAAATCATCGGGAGGGAACTTGTATGCGTTGATACCCAATTCAACATTTTGATTTTTGAAAACAATCGTTTCGAAAGAATTACTGAAAATCATAAAGTCTACATTGTATTTTTTTACACTGCTTGGAGTAAGAACCACAACTTTTCCTTCTTCGGTAAAATAAGTTGAGAATGGTTTTATTTGCGCGGTCATCACATTTCCATCAATTGTAATTTCACCATCAAGTCCTTCTGAATCTGATTGTGCACCGAACTCACTTTTAATTTTTACGTTTTCTAATCCAAATTCTTTTTTCAATCTTTTACTAGACCAAGTTTCTACTTTCTCTCCTTTAATTCTACTTTCGCCTAAGTTTGACATGATTGCTTTGTAAAATGCAGATTCTTCGTTGAATATTTTTTCCGCAGCTTCAATCAAAATATGTACTAGTTTTCTTACACCTACAATTTGTTCAGGTAATGTTTTTCCCTTTAATATAATCTTTGGTCTTCCGACTTTTTTTAGTATCGCGTTTACACTTTTTGTAATCATACAAAAGGCTCTATGATTACCTGCTAAATAACTTATATCGTGTCTTTGACCATCTTTGTAAAACCCTTGCATTCTGTTGATTTCAAGGTCTTTGGGTCTGTATTCTAACCAAGGTACTTTTTTTAGTGCGGTATAAATCCCCCCACCGTAAATTTTACTAATTTCGTCAGTTTTTAAAAGTTGTTGAAAGAATTTATCATCTTCCAAAGTACACGCCTGAATGTATGATGAATCAGTATTTTCAATCAATAGTTCCTTATTTAATTTAGATTCAATTAGTTTTGTTTTGGTTTTCATATCAAAAAGTTTTGATACAAAATCCCAGTTGACTACTTTCCAAAAGTTTGTGATATATTCATCTCTTTTGTTTCTGTATTTGAGATAGTAAGCGTGTTCCCATAAATCTAATCCTAACAGAGGAAAACCACCACCTTCAACCACATTCATAAGTGGATTGTCTTGATTAGGGGTTGACATAATTTTCAAACTCCCGTTCTTTGTTATAATTAACCATACCCAACCTGAACCAAATCTATCTTTAGCTATTGTCTCAAACTTCTTTTTGAAATTTGTAAAAGTCCCATATTCTTTTGTAATTTTTTTATAAAGGTCTCCAGTTAGTTTTTTTGGTTTGGGTGTGAGCATGTTCCAAAAAAGTGCGTGGTTGAAAGCTCCACCTGCGTTGTTTCTGATTGTTTTATCGTATCTTGAAATGTTTTTAATAATTTTTTCAAGTTCCAAATCACCATAATTTTTCTTTGCTAATGCGTCGTTCAATTTATCTACATAACCCTTATAATGTTTGTTATAATGAAACTCCATGGTTTCAGGGTCAATGAACGTTTTTAGTGCTGAGTAAGAATAAGGTAATTTTTCTATTCCAATTTTTTTCATTTCAGTGAGAAGTAAATTTTTTTCTTCGTTCACTTTGTTCTCCAAAATCTGATACTCAAGATTTTGAATTTGTTGTTCTATTTTCTTCATATCTAATGAAAGGCGTTTGTTATATAAATAACACGCTTTCTGTTATTATCTCATTTCGTTAATTCGGTTCATTATTTCTTCAACGAAATCAGCGGAGTTTTGTACGTCTCCCATGACAGTTGCAATGACATTTTTCTTTTGATTTAGAATGTCATAAATTATTCCTTCAATTGTGTTTTCAAATATTGGATAATATACCAAGACATTATTTTTCTGACCATATCTATATGCTCTATCTTCTGCTTGAGAGTGGTCTGAAGGTAGAAATGAAAGGTCGTTCATTATAACCGCTTCAGCAGAAGTTAAGGTTATACCCACACCAGCGGCTTTTATATTCCCAACAAAAACTGTTATTTTTTCGTTTTCTTGAAATTGGTCCACAGCAAATTGTCTTTCTGCTTTTGACATCGAACCGTCAAGTTTTACTGCAGATTTTCCGAAGTGTTCGGTAATTTTATTGAGTGAGTCTGTAAAGTTACAAAATATGATTACTTTTTTTCCTTGTTCTAAAATATTCTCAGCGAGTTCTATTGTTTGAGTAATTTTTTCATTTGCTACAATTTGTCTAACTTTTGTCAGTTTAGTAAATTGTACTGTTAAGGATTTAGATTCTTCAGGATTTTTTTCATACCAATTATAATACTCACCCATTACCTCCTCGTACTCTTTTGATTTCAACCTAAGATAAACGGGTGTTATTATTTTATCAGGTAAATCTAATACGTCTTCCTTAAGTCTTCGGAGTATGGTATTTGATGTTCTGTCTCTAAGTTCTTCTAAGTTTGACGACCCCATTACGTTCCATACTTTTCTCGGTCCAACTCTAAATTGATATCCTGAACAGTACCTAATTACATAAGCCATCCAGTTTTTAGCTACGGGAGAATCAACCAAACTTAATAAGTTATAATAATCGATAGGTCGGGAAGTCATTGGGGTACCAGTTAATAACCAAAGTCTGTCAACTTTTTTTACAAGGTCATTGATTAGTTTTGTTCTTTGTGCTTGAGCATTTTTGATATAGTGTGCTTCGTCAATAACCACCAAATCAAAATTGGCTCCAAGAATTTGCGATTCAGCTTTTTTCTTAGTGTCATGGAAATTTTTTATAATATCGTAGTTTATAATAACAAAGTCGTGATTCGGGTCGAAGTTTTTACCCTCGGCAATATATACAGACCTGTTTGAATAATTTTCTATTTCTCTTTTCCAATTTATTTTCAAAGTTGCGGGACAAATTATTAATATTTTTTTCGCCTTTGTTTCAAGTGCTGCGATGATTGTTGAGGTAGTTTTACCCAATCCCATATCGTCAGCCAAAATAAATTTTTTATTTTCAACCAACTTTTGAATTGCTTCTTTTTGATGAGTGAGTGGAGGACGTACAGAGTATTTTGAAAAGTCTATTACAACATCTTTAACTGTGTTATCTTTTATAACAGCGGCTTTTGGTAACCAAAAATCGTGTAATTCTTCACTATCAAAAACCTTCCCCCAAATATGGAATGCTTTTTCTTTTTCGGCGAGTAATTTTTCCACCCAAATTTTAGTTGGTATTTCAGTGTAAAGTTTGTCGTCGGCTAGTTTTTGTGCAAAATATGCATCAAGTATTACCCATTTTCTTGCAACTTTGGGTTGGTTTTCATGGTTATTAATAATATACTCTGATTGACTTCTTGTTGGGTAGAATTTTTTATTGACAATAGATTTCCTTTTCAACTCTAAGATGTAGTTGTTCGCACCTTCGTAGGTTTCAAGTATGGTTAGTGCTTTGGATTCTAAACTTACTTCAGGACTCATTTACTTAACTTCAACGTTTGTTCTCCCGTCGTTCCAATATTCTTCACCACCATAATAAACAAAAATTTCTTCATCTTGTTCTATGTCTCTTGAAGCAAAAAATTCAAAGGTGTCGTTTTCTATATTTGACCTCCAGTTGGCGTTTGGGGTATTACTATGGTTGTAGTAACTAGAAAATCCCATCCCCACAACTTGTTTGTCCCAATCAGATGTTCCTTGAGGCCAATTGAACCGATAGTTCATCAAAATGGCGCTCGAGGTTTTTTTAGGGATTTCTAAATCCAAATAAGGGGTGACCTCGAAAATTTCGTCTTTGAGAATTTTCTGAGAGGCAAAAACTCCTTTACCATGAATTGGACTATTGTCCAAGTATATTTTTGTTGACGGATATAAACGCATAGCTTTTGATTGAAATATAACAAACAGAAATATATTTATCAATATGGCAGAAAACTTAGTTCCCATAACTAGACTTGGTAAGTTCTTCGGTGGTGAAGATTATGCTCTTGATATTGATATGGGTCAGGAATGGTTGATTGGTGATATGAACTTCACCGTTGTTTTGTATAGAATTGACAGATATAAAACCAAAACAGATGATGTCTACGGTGAGGTGTTGGAAGATGGAATCCAATTCTTAGCGCCTGTTGAGCTGAAAGGTTATGTTCAGGTTTTAGCCCCTACAAATAAATTCCTCGGAAACTCAAGAGTAGAACAACAAGAACCTGGTAATATGAGGTTCAGTGTTTATCAAAAAACCTTGGATGATTTACAAGTTGAAATTTTCATGGGTGATTATTTGGGATATTATGAAAGTGAGGATAGAGTTAGATACTATGTTGTCTCAGATGATGGGTATGTTAAGTCGGACAATAAACACACTTATGGTGGATACAAACCATTTTACAGAACGGTTGTCGCTACTTATGTTAGTGAAAATGAATTCAGGGGTATATAATGAAAATATTAATAAAAGAGTCTCAGTTCGACAATTTGTTTTTAGGTGAGAGAGTAATGGTATATTACAACTTACACAAACATACTTTTTCAGTGACATACTCAGGAAAGGTCATAATTCATGCCGATTACGTAAAACTTGATGATGTTGAATTTAGAGTTAGAGAGGGTGGTAAATCTAAGGTAAGAGATGAAAAAAGAAAAAATGTTCATGCCTTTGTGATTGGTAATTTGATTGATTATTGTGAGTTCCCTTGTGAAGATTTGGTTGAACCTGAGGATGGTGTGGTGGTGACATATGACCCTTACAAGTATGATAGTTTCGTAGTTAAAAAAACAGGCGAGCCAGTCTTCAATGCTAGTGAGGTTGAAATGGTCAATCTAAAAAATAAAATATATATAATTGAAGAATAAAGATGCCTCTACCTAAACAAGTCAAGCCCACATTACCATTAGTCCCCAAAAAAACTTTGAGTGCTAGAAGGGAACAACTTTTGGAGTACATTAAAAAAGATGGTACGTATCTTCCAAAGTCTGTTCTTCATGCCGATTTGGATAAGGGTATGTTAGAGTTTTCTAAAAATGAATTAAAGGTAGTGACTGCGGGTAAGGTTGTGCCTTTCCTCGATATAATTATTACAACTCAGAATTGGACACAATATTTGGAAACGTGGAAATTTGTTGATTTGGATTACAACCCTAGTCCTCCCTTTATAACTTTAGTCAGAAGCCCCGAGGTTAAATATGGTTCCAACCCCGCAACAAAATATAACATACCAAATAGGAAACAGTTTTATTATGCTTCGGTACCAACTTGGGATGGAAACATGCAAGGAATGGACATATATACAATACCTCAACCTGTACCTGTGGACATCAATTATAGTTTGAAAATCATTTGTAATAGAATGAGGGAACTCAATCAACTTAATAAAAATGTAATGCAGACTTTTGCTTCAAGACAAGCTTATACTTTTATCAAAGGGCAGTATGTTCCAATTATATTGAACAATGTTGGTGACGAATCTCAAATGAACATGGATGCAAGAAAGTATTATGTTCAGTCCTATGATTTTACAATGCTAGGTTATTTGATTGATGAAGAAGAGTTCGAAGTAAAACCCGCAATTCAAAGGGTTACTCAATTGGTGGAAGTTGATACTTCAGTACTTAAAAAGAAAAGGAAAATTTGGCCTGAAAACCCAAGTCAGTTTCCAACTCAGTTTTTATTTTTATCAGGGGTAACATCTCTCAGCGAAAAAATAGATTTCACTGCGAACATGTCGATTTTATCCACAGACAATATTTCATCATATGATGTATACATTAATGGTAATTTTTACGGGACTGACGTACCATTTATTCAAATAACATATAACGATGTATTGAATGTACAGGTAGATAAAATTGATAACACCAAAGAGGCGGTTATAAATTTTGACAACAAATTAGTCTAACCTTCCCCGTAGATATCTTTTTTCTCCTGACACTTTTCAAGTATCAGATTTTCCAAAAATTTATAAATTTTAATTCCCCTCTTATCACAATACTTTTTTAGGATTTCGTGTACTGTAGGGTCAATTTTTATGTTTTTGATTTCTTTCTTAGTCCTCATGGTAGAAAAAAGGCAGAATTTATTCTCACCGTTTATAAATAGATAGTTAAAAGTAAAGTTTTTTCATTCGTATTAGAATATTTATCAATAAAATAAATCTGACAGAATAATTTTTAATAATGGCAACAACAACTGTAAACCAAAAAGTTTATGTTTCACCTGGCGTCTATACTTCTGAGACCGACTTATCATTTGTGGCTCAAAGCGTTGGTGTAACAACATTAGGTTTGGTAGGAGAGACTATCAAAGGTCCTGCTTTCGAACCTGTTTTCATAACAAACTATGATGAGTTTCAAGCCTTCTTTGGAGGAACTGAACCTGTGAAGTTTGTAAATACACAAATTCCAAAGTACGAAGCTGCATACATTGCAAAATCTTACTTACAACAATCAAACCAACTTTTTGTAACAAGAGTGTTGGGATTGTCTGGTTACGATGCGGGTCCATCTTGGAGTATTTCCTTGGTGGCAAATCCTGACCCAACAACAATTGATATTGACACAGGAGTTGCTGCAATCAATTTTACAAGTGTGTTCTCAGGAAACACTGGTGGAACAGTAAATTTCTCAAGTTTACCAGGGGTAATTGCAACAAACTTCAATAGTCTTTATACTTTGAATGATGGTAGTACTTCTACTTTCAATAACGATTTTACTGATGCGTTGTTGTCTGTATTTTCTAACAACAGTTTATCAGGTAATACAGCATTTGCTTGGGGAGCAATTCCAAGTTCAAATTATTTAAACGTATTAAGTGCTGGATATACCGGTTTCACAAATGAATTCGGTGTTGATAATGTTAACTTGGACAATAATGATTTGTCTGCAGGAGACAATGATGCTTGGTACTACGCTAACTTTGATTTACAAACAGGTAATGATTATGGTGGTTATTCATTTTATTGGGCAATTAATCAAATGATTAATCCAAGTGTTGGAGTTTTCTCAGGAACTGTATCAGGAACAATTTTTACATATTCGGGAAGTGCGTTCAGTGAGTGGAATAATATGGTTGTTGCAACACTTCGTTCAAGAGGTATATCTTTGTTTACGAACAGTTCCACAAGTCTTAACCACGGACCAATATATGAGGTTACTGGATTAACTGACGTTGATTTAATTTGTACTGGACAATACACCGGAGTTACACAAAATCCTTTCTCTCTTTTTGGAATTTCAGGTGTTACTAAAGATGGTGATACTTTCCAATTTGAAACCTCTCTTCAATCTACATCTTCTGAATACATTACGAAAGTATTAGGTGTTGACAACTTTGGTAAACCAAGAAACGAGGTTCCTCTCTTTGTAGAAGAAATATATCCGGGTTCTTTAACATATGGATATAATCTAAGTTATATTAGAGGATTAAATTGTAATTTGATTGCTTTACCAGGTGCTAGACCAGCAACAGGAACTCCTTCAAGTTCTTCAATTGCTTGGAAACTTCAAAAATATCAATCTCCTAAAACACCTTTCATTGTTTCTGAATTAAGAGGTAATAAAGTGTATGATTTGTTTAGATTTATCTCAATATCTGATGGAGATGCTGCAAACTCGGAGGTAAAAGTTTCTATTGCTAATATGTCATATAATAATATGACTTTCGATATTTTGATTAGAAATTTCTTTGACACAGATGCTAATCCAGTTGTAATTGAGAAGTTCACCAATTGTACAATGGACCCAGGCTCTAACAACTTCGTTGCTAAGAAAATTGGTTCTTCAGATGGTGAGTTTGCATTAATTTCAAGATATGTAATGGTTGAAATGGCTGAAAATGCCCCAATTGACGCATTACCTTGTGGATTTAATGGTTACACTCAAAGAATTTATGAAAGTGCTACAAATCAAGGACCTAATATTGTTTACAAAACAAGATATTTTTATCCTCAAGAAACAATTTGGAATCCTCCTTTTGGAAATACATCAGGTGGACCTAACACTACTTTAGCTCCTGGTGATGTTATAAGAAGAACATATTTAGGTTTCTCATCTTACTATGGTATTGATGATTCTTTCCTACAATATTTGGGACAACAAAACCCTCAAATTGATTGGGCTGATACAACTGAATCTATTCCTTGGAACGGACTTACTAAAGGTTTCCATATGGACTCAGGTGCTACTGTAATTTCAATAGGAAATATCTACACAACTAGTGGACAACCAGCATATGAGTGTGGTGTAGCTAACTTTACAGCTGACCCTGAAACTCAAGAAAACCCTTACTACTTCATTTATTCAAGAAAATTCACAGTATGTTTTGCTGGTGGATTTGATGGATGGGACATTTATAGTGAACATAGAACAAATGAAGACAGGTTCCAACTCGGAGCGTCAGGTTACTTAGCTGGGGCGGCACCTTCTGTAAGATATCCAAATGCTACAGGTCAAGGACTGTTCAAGAGAATTGTTGTAGAAAACAATACTCAAGACTTTGCTAACACTGACTACTACGCTTATTTGTTGGGTATTTTGACATACCGTAACCCTGAATCAACTAACATTAACGTTTTCGCAACTGCAAGTATCGACTACGTAAATAACTCTAACTTGTGTGAAGAAGCAATCGACATGATACAGTTCCAAAGAGCTGACTCTGTTTATATTGTTACTACACCTGACTACGATATGTATAGTCCTGATGGAAGTGACTCACTACAAATTATTTACCCTCAGGAGGCTGTAGATAATTTGGATAACACAGGAATTGACTCTAACTATACTTCAACTTACTATCCTTGGATTTTAACAAGGGATACTGTTAACAACACACAAATCTATCTACCAGCAACTGGTGAGGTTTGTAGAAACTTAGCTTTGACTGACAACATTTCCTTCCCTTGGTTCGCAACAGCGGGTTACACAAGAGGTTTGGTAAATTCTATCAAAGCGAGAGTTAAGTTGACACAAGAAGATAGAGATACTCTTTATCAAGGTAGAATTAATCCTATCGCAACATTTGCTGATGTAGGAACCGTAATTTGGGGTAATAAAACACTACAAGTTGCAGATACCGCACTTAACAGATTAAACGTAAGAAGATTGTTGTTACAAGCTCGTAAATTAATTTCAGCTGTAGCGGTTAGATTGTTGTTCGAACAGAACGACCAAATCGTGAGACAACAGTTCTTGGATAGTGTGAACCCAATCCTCGATGGAATTAGAAGAGATAGAGGTCTTTACGATTTCCGTGTAACAGTTTCTTCTTCTCCTGAAGATTTGGACAGAAACACATTAACAGGTAAAATTTACCTTAAACCAACGAAAGCTCTTGAGTTCATTGATATTGAATTCTTTATCACACCAACAGGAGCTTCGTTCGAAAATATCTAATAAGGAAGGGGGGATTAGCTCCCCCCTTTTTTTAGCCTTTTATGGAACCTATTATTAAAGAAGCTTTTATAGATGAAACAACCCCCGAACTCAAGTATTATGCTTTTGATTGGGATGATAATATTGTCCATATGCCGACCGAAATTATCTTATTAGATGAAGATGGTAATGAGGTAGGTATGAGTACAGAAGATTTTGCGAAGTACAGGACGGACATAGGAAAAAAAGATATTAATTATAAAGGAAAAAAAATTACTGGTTTTGCGGAAAACGCTTTCAGAAATTTTAGAACTGAGGGAGACAAGAAGTTTATAACAGATTCCCTCAAAGCAAAATTAGGACCCGCTTTTAAAGACTTCAGAGAAGCTATTAACAATGGGTCCATTTTCTCTATCATCACAGCCAGAGGACACAACCCAAACGCAATTAAAGAATCGGTCTACAACTACATTTTAACTGGTTTCGGAGGTATAAATAAAGATGAACTTTTGAAAAATTTACGGAAGTACCGTTCTTTTGTTGGTGAAGAAGAGATGGATGATGATGAGTTAATTAAGACATACTTAGCAATGAACAAATATTTTCCTGTGACTTTTGGGGACGAAAAAAATGCGATTAATCCTGAGGAGGCTAAAGTAATGGCGATGCAAGATTTTGTGGATTACATTAAAGGTATGGCTGCAGTTCTTAACAAAAAGGCCTTTCTTAAAAAAGATATAGGAAATAAATTCATTCCTTCTAAACCAGTTATTGGATTTTCTGATGATGATTTAAGAAATGTAGAAGTAATGAAAAAGGCTTTTAAAAATAAACCAGAGATAAAAACTTATTCTACTGCTGGAGGCAAGAAGAAAGAAGTAAAATAATATTTATCATTTCGTGAAAAAAGTAAATAGAAATATTTTCTAACACCCTATATTTATAGGATATAAACAATAGAAACAAAATTATAATAACATGGCTGATTTACTGATGAAAATGCCAATACCTTATGAACCGAAACGACAGAATCGATTCATTCTTAGATTTCCTTCTTCATTGGGTATAAATGAGTGGTTTGTTGAATCTGCAGCAAGACCATCTATTAAAATCGCATCAAAAGAAATTGAATTTTTGAATACGTCGACTTTCGTTGCGGGAAGATTTAATTGGGACCCAATTTCCGTTAAGTTCAGAGACCCAATTGGTCCTTCAGCAGCACAAGCACTTATGGAGTGGGTACGTTTACACGCCGAGTCTGTGACAGGTCGTATGGGATATGCTGCGGGTTACAAAAAAGATATCGACCTCGAAATGTTGGACCCAACGGGTGTTGTTGTAGAAAAATGGATTTTATACGGAACATTCTTAACCTCTGTAAACTTTGGTTCATTAGCATACAACACAGACAACTTAGCTGATATTACAGCGGAACTTAGAATGGACAGATGTGTGTTAGTATACTAATACTCTTTATTAAAAATCAATAGCATTTATATTTAACCGTAAAGACATAAACTTTACGGTTATTTTTTTATATGGAAGATAAATCAAGAGAATTCGGTCAACAGTTTTTAAGTTTACCACACGACGTAGTACCACTCCCCTCAGGAGGGAGATTTTATAAAAACAAAAAGAAATCCCTCAAGGTTGGATATTTGACAGCCGCAGATGAGAATATCTTATTGGGTGGTACAGATGATATCACAGGTTCTTTATTAAGAAACAAAATCTATGAACCTGATATGAGGATTGATGATTTGTTAGAGGGAGATGTTGAAGCGATTTTGATTTTCTTGAGAAACACATCATTTGGTCCTGAAATGCAACTAACTTTGATTGACCCTCAAACTAAAAAGAGTTTTGATACAAATGTTAGATTGGATGAATTGGATATAAAACAACCGAAACAAGAACCAAACGAAGACGGAACATATAACACCACACTACCAAAGTCGGGAGTTAATGTCAAATTAAAAATTCTAACCTACGGAGAACAAACGGAACTTCAAAAAATTTTGGACTCATATCCACAGGGTAGAGTACCACCTAAGGTAACACTTTTATTACAAAGACAAATATTGGAGGTAGATGGTAATTCGGACAAGGGAGAAATTGCGAAATTTGTTGAACAACTCCCAATATCAGATTCCAAATACATAAGAAATTTCTTGTTTGATAATGAACCAAGATTAGATTTAAGAAGAGTTGTAATTGCCCCATCAGGAGAAAGACTAACCGTGAACGTTAGTTTTGGGGTTGAATTTTTTCGCCCTTTCTTCTGATTATAGAAAAAACCAATTAGACGAGTTTTATTATTTAAGTACACTCCTTAAGGTAAGTTATTCAGACTTCCTAATCATGCCCATATTTGTACGGAAATATCTTTTGGATAAGTGGATAGAGATTAATTCACCAGAAAAATAAAAAATCTCTATTTATAGAAAAAAACACAAATGTTTTTTCAGACAACAGACGAACAGAATGAAGCTGCAAAACAGGCGGTTAAAGCCACGGATTTTAGTGCACTATCTGCTGAGTTAGATAAGACCCTGAAAAGGATGACGGATTTGAAAGAGGGGGCATCAGGACTTTTTGATATGTTCGAAGACTTGATTATTCAATCTGAGGAATTGAATAAGACCTTTGTTGGTGGTAGATTGAGAATACAGGAGATGCAAAAAGCGATAAACGACGCTGCTCCTGATGTAGTACGTTTAGGGGGAACATATGAAGATGTTAGTAAGACTATTAGTGAAATTGCTGCTGGTACAAGAACTCAAATTGTTGCATCAACAAAAGATGTAAGGGAGTTATTTGCTGCAGGAGAAATTATAGGAACATCGGTACTGAAAATAGTAGACGCCTTTGATAAAGTAGGAATAAGTTACGACAACATTGCAGAGAACTTAGCAGATTCCATAAGTTACGTTCAAGGAATAGGACAAAATGCGAAAGTGGTTATGCAATCCGTTGTTGCAAACACAGAACAACTTTCGAGATTTAATTTTGCGAACGGAGTTCAAGGGTTAACAAAAATGGCGGCACAAGCCTCAATGATGAGGTTTGATATGTCCAAAACATTTGATTTTGCCGAAAAAATGTTAGACCCTGAAGCGGCTATCGAAATGTCATCAGCTTTCCAAAGACTTGGAGTATCCGTTGGTAATCTAACCGACCCCCTTTCCCTTGTTAATCAATCTTTAACAGACCCATCAGGTTTACAGACTTCTCTGATAAACATGACAAAGCAATTCACTTATTTCGACGAACAAACAAGGAGTTTCAAGATTAATCCTCAAGGAATTTTGACAATGAGAGAGCTGGCTAACGCCACAGGAATAAGTGCAGCAGAGTTGAGAAAAACCGCATTAGCCGCGGCAGAGATGGATGTAAAACTTGCAAAAATTAACGCAACGGGGTTGAATTTTGAAGTTAGTGATGAAAATAAAATGTTGATTGCCAACGTTGCAAGGATGGGGGAAGGTGGAGAGTATGAGGTGAGCATCAAAGATGAAAGGGGGAATGAGTATCAACAGAAATTAACTGAATTAACTGAAACAGAATTCAAAAGACTTATAGAACAACAATCAAAAGCACCTAAAACAATTGAAGAAATCCAACAATCACAATTGAATACGGCTGAGTTGATGTTGGGGGAAATTAAAGGATTGAGAGAGACTATGTCAACCGCGTTCTTCAATCTACCCAATGTTCAAAGTTCAATAGAAAGTACAACAAAACTTACAAGAGAATCCATGGGAGCGTTTCAAAAAGTTATGCAAACATCGGGTTTCAGAGAATATTTGGGTAATGTTAGAAAAGAGGAAACCGCAATTCGACAACAGGGATTAACACCAGAAAAGGAAAAAGAAGCTCTCAACAAATTATTCACAGAAGCTACCGAATCAATAAAAAAACAAGCCCCTGAAATTTTGAGAGGAGCCGGCATTGCTATTTCTACAATCAAAGAAGAATCAAACGAACAAGTAAAAGCGTTCACAGATAGTGTCGACAAATATTTTAATATTCTTTTCAAAAGCGAAGATAAAAGACCCAAACCAGGAAGTACTCAATATGCCACACCAACACAATACGGACTTCTGTCAACAAGTTATGCGAACCCTGTTGCTGCGAGCACCGCAGCTGCAACCGCTCTTGGATTAGCCAAACCTGGTCCTCTGGAGGTAGAATTCTTAAACCCTACTTTGACTGTTAATGTAAATGTTTCAACACCAGCTGGTGTGGATTCTACCGCTCTTACACAGATAATTAAAGATGCACAAGTTCCATTACAACAAGAACTTTATAATGCTGTAAGAAAAGTTGCAATCAATAAAGGGGAGATAAAATCCGTAACGGCTTGATGACTGAAAAAAACGTTTTTTCTCTATTTATTTATAAATAAGTTGGAATGGCAGGTAGCCCATTAGATTTAGTAAACTCAGATGCTTTCAGAAAAAAGTTAATCACAAGGAACCTAACACCTTATGCTAAGGCTCCTAACAGACCTTCATTACCCACCAATCTTCCATATATACAAACAGATAGCTCTGTACAAGATAGTCCTGACCAACTAATTGATGAACCTTCATTTGCTAACCAATTATACCCTCTAAATCAATGGGGGGCAGAAGGAGGATTTCAACAAGTACCTGACCCTGGTGCACTTCTCAACACCAAATCAAACGAGGGCGAATACGGACCAGGTCAACAAGATGCTCACATATTAGACCAAGCCTCAATTGAACAATACAATTGGAAACCCAAAAATGCGTATTCCAATGGTACTCAAGAAGTTTTAGATAGTGGTGAGTATATTACTGAGCCTGATTGGATAAGAAGCGGTACACCAAATCTATATAATAACCAACCATATCCAACGACATTTGTACCCTCAGCATACGCACCAGTATCAATTCTTCTTTCACCAGACCCAGTTGGTAGTAACGGTCTGATGAGTCAAGACTCTTTTTTGGCTCAATTGGGTTCCAAAACACTTAAAAAAGAATTTCAAGAGAGAATTGCAACAAACATATATCAAAATACAGTAGGAAGAGCAAACCTATTTAATGTGAATAGTGGTACGGATATTCTCAATTTGGTTACCACCAGAGTTCCTTTGATAGAGCCGAATTGGGTGATTACAGTCCCCGAAAATCCAATACTTGCAGCATCAGATTTTGCTTTGAGATTAGCGGGAAGTATAATCCCTGTTTCACCTATACCTGGCTCTTATTTTGACACAAGTATAGTATTAGGTCAACCAACAACAATTCAACAGATTCGTAATGCTTTCAGACAATCAAATAGTGGTATAGGAAAGTTTTTCAATAGACTTCTTGGAGCAGACAGGACAGGGTCTCAAATTTTCTTAAATAATACTGGTGGTGGGCAAAAATCTAGATTGTTTGGTAATTTAAAATTCAACAGATTTAAACCAGGTTACGATAGAAACATTTTCGATAGATTGGGAGGAGTTCTTGTTGGGGCAAGAGAAAACAACTCTAATTTTTATATTGGTTCTGTCACTTCAGAACCATCACAAATATTTTCACCAGCAGGAGATTTACCTGTTAGTGAGTTCGGTGCTGAGGTACAAGCCCCTGTTTATGGTCCGAGTGAACTAGCTCAACTATATGAGGGACCGAATAGAGAAATCAGATTGGGTGCGAATGCACCGGCTTATGCAGATGGTGGAGGTTTAGAAGGGGGGTTGACTTGGGTTTCTCCAAAATATAAAGGTAATGCTGGTAAAAAAGTTGGTATAGGTGGTGAAGTAACAAACCCTGATGAAAATTTCAGACCATCCTCATATGTTACTACTGAGTCCACAAATATCGCATTCAGGAACGGGTCCATAATGGACGACACCCAAAGATTGATTGATAGCCAACCTAATGGTGGAAGAAGATTACAACACGTTGGAAATGCAATTGACCAAGTAAGTAAGGTATTTCATGACGGTTATAGAGAAATGACAAAAGGTTCAAGAATTCTAACTTATGTCGGTTCTTTAGGACAGGAGGTTGGTTCAGAGTATTGTAGAGTTTTTGCTAAAGATTTACCCTACGCAGAATATTCAGACCTTCAAAAGACCGATGGAGTGGTTAATGAGGGTAGAAGATTTTCTTATTCCGTTTTTGACAAAACGTACAATCTGAATATTACACCAAACAAACAAGAAGGTGGACAAGATTCATCAAACCTTATAGGAACGGGTGACCAAGCTTATGCAAAAAAATACATGTTCTCCATTGAAAATTTAGCATGGAGAACTTCACATACACCTGGAGTTAATGTAAATGATTTGCCTATTTGTGAAAGGGGACCAAACGGAGGAAGAGTAATGTGGTTCCCACCTTATGGATTGACCTTCAGTGAGAGCTCAAGAGCGTCATGGAAACCCCAGGACTTTTTGGGTAGGCCCGAGAAAGTTTACACATACACAAACTCAGAGAGAGATGGTACAATCACTTGGAAAATTGTTGTAGACCACCCCTCTGTGTTGAATGTGATTGTAAATAAAGTACTTGCAAATAATTCAAGCTCCGAAAGAATTAATGGGCTTCTTGACTCATTTTTTGCGGGTTGTAAAAAATATGACTTGTATGAGTTGGCAAAAAAATATTATACAATTTCACCAAACGAACTATCAGTATTACAACAAATAATTTCTTCTAAAGATGCAAGTAGAGAGGTTGTTGGTGCAATCAGAGACAATCAAGCGTCAGGAGGATTAGACACAGGAAACCAAAGTCAAAGTTCAACTCAACCTAATCAACAAACACCTTCACAGAACTTTCAACAATTTGAAAACTTCGCATTATTTTTTCCAAACGCCCAACCAGTTGAAAATTCAACAGTCTCTAACTACACCGATTACTTCAACATTTACAATTCTCAGATGAATGGAACTTATCAAGGTGCATCTGTAACCTTTTTCGACGACGTAATTGCAAAAAATTATGATGAAATCCAAAATAAATTTGTGGACGAATTAGCACAATATTTGAAAGACAATACAAATTCTGTTGTCACGATTTTCTTGGAGGCTTCAGCTTCCGCACCAGGTACAAATGATTATAACTTGAAACTATCTCAAAGGAGAGGGGAAAGTGTTATCAAGTTTTTTTCAGAGAATAGTAAATTGAAAAATTATGTTTCTAACAGAAGAATTGTTTTTCCTCCTGTGAATGCCCAAGGTGAGAATGGTGAAGTAAGACAATACAATGGAACAACATATATTCCGAACGTAAAAACGCAAAGATGTTCTGAGATTGTAAGTAATTCTTCAAATCTCAACGACAGTAATCCTAATATAACAAATCAAACTGCGATGGCTTGTAGAAGAGTTAGTATCTCAAAAATCCAAGTTAGCAGCCCACAACAAGTTCAACCGCCTGCTCAACCTAACATACCAACAGGGTCGGGTTTACCCTCGACTAATCAAGAGAGACCAATTCCGAGAACAGACGTTGAACCTAAATTTATAAAATCAGATTTGGTCACTAAAAGAATTGTAAGAAACTTGATTTCGGAGTGTGATTATTTTGAAACGATAAAACAAGAGACGCCCATGGTTTATGATAACTTAAAACAAAAACTTAAGTTTTTTCAACCAAGTTTCCACTCCACAACTCCTGAAGGATTGAATTCAAGGTTGACTTTCCTCCAACAATGTATGAGACCAGGAGATACAATTCCAACTGTGAATCCACAACCAAATGGTAATTACCAATTGGATTTCAATAACGCAATAAATTCTGCATTTGGAATACCACCGGTTTTGGTTCTTAGAATTGGAGATTTTTATCACACTAAGATTATTCCTAATAGTTTACAATTGAAGTTTGAAGGTTTGGATATTAACCCTGAGGGAATTGGTATTCAACCTATGATTGCTGAGGTTACCCTTAGTTTCAATTTTGTAGGTGGACAGGGACTCGCAACCGCAATAGATAGATTACAAAACGCACTTTCTTTCAACTATTATGCGAATACTGAGATGTGGGACGAAAGAGCTGATGCGACAGATACTGAAAATTTGAAAGTATTAAGTAATGAGTTTCTTCAGATGGTACAAATGCCTTCCGCACCAACAACAAACCAAGTTCAAAATACAGGGGGTCTTAACAACGCTAATACGATTGGAAATAAAGTAAGTAGTAATATTTCCTCAACCGGAGAAACGGGTGTGATGAGTTATACACAATTTATGGATACACTATCCAATCAAACTCAAACATATTTCCAAAACGTATTCAACCAAAGTAGAAGTACTTTCAGACAATATAACAACGCAATTCTACAGCAATGGTCTTTGAATAACATTTATCAAAGTGGAAGTTTGTTATCAAACCCATCTCAACCAAACGAAATTTTACTCTACGGGAAAAACGATTCTTACCAAAGTAACATTGATAGAATTTTCGAAGACCTAATAAGAGATATTAAAAATGATTCAGACGGTTTCGTCAAATTAATCAATTCTTCGGGTGTTAATTTCTCAGGTAAGGCTCAGAGATTGATTAAAGACAACTATTTGAATTTTGTTAAAAACAAAAGAAATACTTATTCAAACCCGTTGGCAAAACTAATTCAAGATACTACATACAACCAACAAAATTATATTCAATACCTTTCAAGAGTTAATACAGTGTTATTTGTTACAGGTCCTAATAATGGTACAGATGGATTTCAACAAAAAAACGGAAATGTTGTTGTGTATGATTTACAACAAAAAACAAATGAATACACCGAAATGGTTGAAGACGGTGCTAAAATAGGACAAGGTATTCTTGACTATTATAATGTTTTGAAGAGTCAAACTGATTTCAAAGTTGGTGACAAAAGTTATTCTGGATATTTGACATATTGGGACTCATCCTCCAACCCACAACAACTAACAAATGAAGTATTCATACCTTTCAGTAAGAATATTCTATTTGGTGAAAAAGAGTTTAGAAGACAATATGCTATTCTATCAAATGATATCAAGGCTGAAAATTATAATAATTTCAAAACCGCCATTATAGGACAACTATTGACAGACCCAAGCTTGGCTGGTAGAAATGGAAGAGACAACTTCAATGAGGTGTTTGACCAATATTGGTTGAAAACGGCAAAACCTCTTTTTGACGAGGAAGATTCTTTAACAAATACATTTTTAGATACCTTAGAAAAGGATAAACTGAAAAACTTTTTGAATTTCACACCATATCCTTCGGGTAAAGTTAGAGAATTTAACTTCAATAGAACCGATTCTCCAAGTAATGACCAAAAGAAATTGATAAAATCTTTGGGGGCTGTTAACAATAGTGAAAGAAATAAATCAAGTTGGAATTCATCTGACGGGGCAAATGTTTATATTTCAAAAGTAAAACTTAACTAATGTATCCATATTACAATAGATATACGGAATTTTTATTGAACGGACAACAATCCGTGGTTCCGTTTGTGACGTTGCCTTCAAAATCTACCGATAAGAGTTACATTTATAAGGTTGGTCAAAGTAGATTGGATAAGGTCTCACAACAGTTTTATAATTCACCTGTTTACAATTGGTTGATACTACAAGCCAATCCAATATTCGGGGGATTAGAAAACACAATCTATGATGGGGCAATATTAGTCATTCCGTTTCCTTTGGTTCCTTCTTTACAGGATTATAAGTCGGCGGTAGAAAACTATTTTTATTATTATGGCAGGTAATTTTCAAGGTGACTTGAGCGGTGATATTTTGGTTGAGTTTGACTATAATAACATCGTAATTGTTGACCCAAATAAAACAGTTGATAGTAAAGGAGTAATCAGTGAAAGATTACTTGACCACGAGAATTTGGTTATGTATGCCAATCTCGAAGCCCAAGTTTTACCAAGAACAAAACTATCTCTTGGAACACAACCTGGTGAGAACGTAAGCACCACAATGACAATTGCGGGTATCAATTTCTTGAAACCAAATAAGGACAATTATATGACGTCAGGTTATTTGGATGAACTAACAGGAAAAAATAGTTTAGTTGGTAGGGGTCAAAATCAAATGTCAGAGCAAAGGAAAGTTGATTCAAAAAACAACGCATATTTTGCTCGAGGTGTTGTTGACAGTCAGAGTATAGTTGATAATGGATTGTTGGGGATTACTTCAATATCGGTAAAGACTTCGACTTCATTTATACCTTCCGTTTCAATGCAACTTGAAGATGTTCAAGGAAGAGCCCTATTTCAACTCGGGGACCAATCCCCATATGCCGCGTTTTTCAACTTACCTTACCCTCAATTCTATCTTACTCTTAAAGGGTATTACGGTCAAGCAATTCGTTACCAACTTAATTTAGAAAAGTTTGATGCTAGATTTAATTCCACAACAGGAAACTATAGTATTACTTTAGAATTCAAAGGTTTTAAGTTCAATATTTTGAATGAGATTTTGGTATCTCATCTGATTGCAACACCTCACATGTATAACAAAAGATTTAGTGTAACGAATAACGTTGCTCAGGCGAACACTTCAACTAATAACAGAACTCTACAAACGCAAGAATCGGGTGCTCAAACAGGAAAAATAAATACTGGTCAAGATGCACCTGTAAAATCTGTAACAGAATTAGTCACGGAGAGAGGTTATGAAAAAATAGTTGAAGTTTACAGTGAATATAAAACCAAAGGATTAATTCCTCCTGATTTTCCAGAATTAACCCTGATGCAGTTTGTTTATAAAATGGATATGTTTGAACAAAACGTTATCAATTCTTATCCTAAAGCAAACGTTGAACCTCTTACCGATATCAAGAATTTTCAAAAAACACTCACAAGTTTATTTGATAAATTGAGAGGTTCAAGCACCGCTAGTTGGTTTAGTATAAATTTAGACCCAAGACCAATAGTCTTGGAAAACGGGAGTTTAGTTTATTACTTTAAGGAGAATATAAGACAAAATCCCCAAGCGAGACAACTTGCTTTAGATGAACTGAAAAACATTATTCAGTCTTCTGTAAAGACTTTGTCTGAAAACCCTTCCGTTGGATTGGGAAGAAAGTTAGAAATCAAACTAAATAATTTAACCTATCAAAATTTATTTTTCAATTTAAATCTCAGTGATATCAATGAGAGAGAGACTGCTGCCAGATATTTTAACCTATTCGATGTCACGGACCAAGATACTATTAATAGAAGTAACGAAGAAATAAAAAGACTATTTGTTTCCAATCCTACAATTTCAAATCTACCGAATTTCAGTTTCTTCACTTTTGAGGGACAAGATAGGTTTGATAACGTTATCAAAACAATCAATGCCGAAGCGTCACAAAAGCTGTCACAACTTCAACAAGCCATAACCGATGACTTAGCTGCGTTCATTCAAGATAGTGCGACGGGAATTGGATTTAGACCAACCGTAAGAAACATTACTGCTGTAATTATGGCAAATGCAGAAGCCTTTATCAGATTGATGGAGGAGGTTCATACAAATTCTTGGAATGTAAGAAACAACCCTGTCAGAAAACTTGTTATTCAAGACACATCTAAGTCCGCTCCAAATACCGAAGCCATTTACAAAATTGGAATAACACAACAAGCGGCTCAACAAAACCAAGGAATTGTCACAGGTGAAGAACCTGTTTACCCTTGGCCGCAGTTTTTCATTGAGTCTCCTGATGATAAAAAAGGAAGGTTTCAACTAGAATACCTTGGTCATCCTTCTGTAGTAGGTCTAACTCAAGCCTACAACTTCAAGATTTGGCCCGAAGTAGAGTTTGTGGAGGAATATATTAAAGGATTGAATCAAAAAGACAACCCTCCCTCATCTCAACCACCATTAGATTCTCAACTAACAACCTTCTTAACACAAATTAACGCAATACAGTTCCCTCCGGATAATTTGGCGTATTTCAATAAGCAACAAACAAGATTTTTATATGAGATTTGGGAGCGACAATATGTTACCGCTCACTATTCAAATTATATTCGTATAAATGCAAATCAGAGAAACCAACTTATCACGACAAACTTTTCAAGTGAAACACAAAACATCGTTCTCAGCTTGGGTGAAAGTAATCCTTTTTTGAGTTTCACCCTAAAAAATCAACCTCTCAGTTCTCAATTTTATATTCCTTATTTGAGAGAAATTTCAAACAATGGAACAGGTGCACTTTGGGTAAATTTCTCAAGTGGAATTTTCAACACACCATACATTAGAGAAGATGTAGAAAACCCATTTGTAATTTACAAAACATCTGAATTAGGACTAAACCCCGAAACGAACATACCACTGAGGTCATTAGAACAAATAGTTTTGAATTCAGGCACTGAGCCATTAATTATTGATACATATCCATTTACAAGTCAATCTTGGGTCAGAGACAATATGTCTTTGAGTAATCAAGCTCAAGGAAATGAAGTTTACAGTACAAACAAAAGTTTGAAAGTCTATAAAGACAGGAATGTCATTTCAAATTTTACAAACATTTTTAGTTATACAGAAAATAGACCAGTGACAAACTTTTGTTACTATGATGCCGTTCAACCAACAATAGTTAATTCAAATCAAGGAACTGAAGTTGCGGATATCAAGTTATTTTATCAGTCCGAACTTCCTAAGAATTTTATTCCAACGGTGGGATATGTTTTTAATCCATTAGCAAACAAAACTAATTTACCTGAAAGACAAACCACTTCCATTTTGAATTCACCTTACTTTGTAAATGCGGTTCTTAATGGGGTTCAGAATGAAAAGAATAGAAAAGAATATCCATATGTACAAGCGGCATATTTGTTTTTGAATTCCCTACCATTGGGAACATTGAGAGAAAGATATAAAACGTTTGGACAAACTGAGGAATTGGATTACATTGCTTCTTGTTTTAATAAGTTCGGTGCTTTACATAAAATCCCATACGTTTGGATTTTGAAAATAGGTTCCATTTGGCACAGATACAAAAATTTTGTTGAAAAGAATACAGATATTTTGGATAACACGGTTTGGACCAATTTCGATTATGTTAAAAACTATGACCCTAAAACTCAATCTAAAACGAAGGTTTATAAATTCAAACCTAACTCAGGAAGTGCTCAAGATACTTCAATAGTTTTAGAGTCAACAGCCAACAATGACATCAATATCAACACAGGATTTTATCCTGGATTGATGAATAGTTTTTCATATTTCTATAATGGTGTAGATTTATTCAAAGATTATTCTGACGCAGAAATTCAATCAGCGGTAAACGATAAATTACAATTATTCAATTTCCCTAACTCATCTATTTCTGCCAAAGAAGGGGGTAAAAACTTAACCTTGAAAACATGGTCAATTCTTTTACCTAGTACGTTGAAAGACGCGTCAACTTCTCTGAATACTTGTTTATTACCTCCAACAAATAACCAAACTACCTCTACATCAGAGAAATATTTTATTGTTCCATCATTCGGAATTAACGTAAATCAAACGAAATCTCAATGTTTGAATAACCCAACTGTACCACAACAAACTGTTGAACCAATTGTGAATAATAACTCAATGTACAATGGTTCTGTCAGAACACTTTGGGCGGCGCCAAACTACGGATACTTCAATTCTACCGTCTTGAAAAAACCTGAACCTGACGAATACTTCACTACAATATTTCCAGATACATCTGACCAATCTCCAATCATGTTTAATTCCTCGTTGAATTATTCAAAGATAGAAGAGATATTTGGTGTATTTGATAGGAGAGAATTAAATTTGATGGAAAAAGAATTCTTGGAATTTTGTAGACCAGCTTCGTCCGTTAAATATCAAAGAGTAAAGTCAGGTGATGGTGCGTTCATAATTGACATAGATGTAAATTTCAGAAATTTTCAAATCTTTTTGAGAAACAATATGTTGGTGGAAACAAACCAATCAGCACAAAATCAAATTGAGTTTTATAAAAAAGCGATTGAGATTCAATATGCAAACTTCAAAAACAACATCAAAAATTTGATGGAATATGATGTTTTACTTAAAAACGGAAATCCATCAAAATTCAACAGAAGAGTTTTTAACTCTTTTTTACAAACACCAGGGTTCGAAAGACCAATTATTTTCAAGCCATATGTAAAGGGAAGTTTACCAACAAGCGGAGGTACAACTACACTCGTACAATCTCAAACAACATATCCGAGAGAATGGGCGGCACTTAAAACAGAAGTAGGATTTTCTACAATATCTGGTTTGAGGTATTCGAATAACGGTTCTTATATAACAGATTTCTTTGTTGACAATGATATTGAGTTCAGTGTAAACAATATCACCCTATTATATCAAGTAATTAAAATTTACGCAACTCAAAAATTGAAAAACCCATCTTTGGTTTCCTCAACTTTCAAAAATAGTTTACAAACCTTTTTGGGGAACGAAACAGATTTACAAAATCAATTTTTGAATGAAGTTATTTCAAATGTCAAAAATCAAATAAAAGAAATTCCAACACCTGTTGAACAAAATATAAGAAGTACGTTGTCAGGGACTCAGGGTAAAGCTGAGTTGTATAGTTTGTTTAGAGCACTAAATGATAAGTGGATTGCAGGCACTGATTATGTATCGAAAACATTGTTCGAAGACTTTTTGTTCTTGGATAGAGCCTCGAGAAATATCGGAGACACTATTTTAGTTGACATCTTTGCAGTAAAAAATCTAATCAACAGAAATGCGTTAAACGAACAAATGAGTGTATACACTCTATTGAGTGGTTTACTTATTCAAAATAATTTTACTGTAATGCCATTACCTGCTTATGTGAATTATTACAACGTATTGAATGTTGATGGTTCAGTAACACCAAACACAGAGAGTATTAAGAATTTTGGAAATAACCTATGGGGTACCTTTACCACAGTCGATTATAGAAACTCCACACCCAAAATGGTATGTTTCTATGTGGGTAAACCATCTGAACAATTACCACTTCCGAGACAGATATCTGGATATGGAGATGACGGGTTTGATATTCGTAACCCCAACAATCCTTTGATTGAAAACCAACAAGATAAACAAGATTGGAATTATTCCAATAAGGTGGTTGGATTTACTGTTGATATTGGAATTAGAAACCAAAATGTCTTTCAAAATTTTTCAGTTTCTCAAGATACAGGAAAGGCAACTTCGGAAGCAATTGCGGCTTTGATTGCGATGACCGACCAAACCAACACAAGGAATGTGGCAACTCAAAATGCTAGTCTATACAATTTGTATAAACGTAGAAGTTATCAATGTGACGTACAATGTTTGGGTAATGCTCTTATTCAACCAACGATGTATTTTAATTTGAGACACGTTCCAATGTTCTATGGTCCGTACATGATTACCGAGGTTACTCATACAATAACTCCAGGAGATTTTACAACAAATTTCAAAGGAGTAAGACAAGGATATTTTGATTTTCCACAGATTGACAATTTTATACAAAAAATTAATCAGAACCTTTTAAGCAAAATAGAGGCTCAGATTTTCCAACAATCCGACCAAAAAAATAACTTACCAACAAGTCAACAGGCAAAAGAAAACAATATTATAGTCAACACTACATCGGTACAGGCTGCTGCTGAAGAGGCTTGTTATAATAACAGAGCACCTCAATTTTCAACTTACATAACACAGGCCTTGGGTCTAACACAACGTTCTCAAAATGAATTTGCTGATGATATCAAACGCAAATTCCCGACAAACCAACAATTACAAACCCTTATTTATATTCTTTCATACGTAAGGACCTATTCAACTCCAGGAAAACAGGGTGGTAATTTCCAATCTGCAAATTGGAATTTCGCTGATATCACATTGGATAAATCCTTACCTGGTAACAGCGTACAAAACATACAACAAGGATTTTACACTTGTAAAAAAGTTCAAACAGCAGACGGAAAAGGGTTGTCATTGCCAACGGCTAGATTTGTCTCGGAGGACAAGTATTTGGATTTTATGGGGGCACTTTTGACTGAAAGAGTTTCACAAATCGTTCAAGGTTATATTATACAATATTATTGTACAGAGTTTCCATCATCGAATATAAGTCTTGAGTATTATCAGAAAAACCAACAATCAATAGATAATAGATTCAAAACAATTTTTGAACAAGCCGTTGACAGTGCCAAATCATTAGGTTTCAAAACAGATTTCCCTGTTTTACCGCCTTCACAATCAGGTACTACTAACAACTTAAATACCACAACTGCAGCACCATTATGTCCTTCAACCACATTAACATCTGTTACACCATCTGACGGTAAGCCAGGTACAATAGTTACCTTAGATGGTACGTACATGGAGTATATAAGAACAATAGAAATCGGAGGAGTTCCTTCTAATCTATGGACAAGAGCCGAACCTTCTACATACCAATTAGTTTCATCGACAAGGGTTAAGTTTTCTATTCCATCAATTCCATCGATAACTACACCAACGAATTTGAACATAAGAGCGATAACAACCACAAGTGGTCCTAATGGAATAATACTCCCAATAACCTTCACCTTTATCCCAAGTTAATATATTTATATAAAAAGTATTTTATGGACTTGAAATCAAAATTGAATGCTTATTTAGGAAAAAACATTAGGTATTCAGAGCAAGACAACGGTGATGGAACGAGAGAAGTTTGTGACTTAGATACAGGTGAGTGTTACGTTGTGAGAGACAGAGATGGTCTTATTGAAAGAGCCGGCCACCAACACATGGCAAATAGAAAAGTTAAAGTTGAAACCGTTCACGGTATAAAACAATTATTAAACGGTTAATCAAATGAGTTTAGATAAGAAAATTTTAAGTGAAATCGAAAGATATAGAAACATTAACAAATATATAATGGAACAAGATGCTGTAGCAGACCCATTGGCGGCACCTCCACCACCCGCACCAGCACCTGACGCGGCTGTACCAGAAGCACCAGCTCCAGCGGCGCCAGCCCCTGAAGCACCTAAGGCAGAACCATTAGATGTTGAGGCTGACCCTGATGTAGAAAAAATTGATGATGAAGGAAAATCAGAGGAGAAGAAGGGAGATGAAACTGAAGAACTTGATGTGACAGAACTTGTTACTTCTCAAAAAAATGTTGAACAAAAACAAGAGGAGTATTTTGATACATTATTTAACCAGCTCGGTAACTTGGAAAAGAAACTTGGGGAAATGGACCAAATAATGAACAAACTCAATAGTTTGGAAAATAAGATTGAGAGATACAGAGAAAAAACTCCACAAGAGAAGTTAGAGTTGAGAACTTATGACTCATATCCTTATAACCAAAAACTATCCGATTTTTTTGACGACAAGAAAGAAGAGATGGAAAAAACAGGAAAACATGATTATATTTTAACTTCGGACCAAGTGGTTGATATGAATGTGAATGATGTTAAAAACTCATTCCAACCAGGACAAAATCCGACAGATAATTTTGAATTCAAAAGATAATAAAAGGGACTGAAAAGTCCCTTTTCAATTTGACATATAGGGTAAACCCAATTATATTTAATAAACAATCTAAATTTTAAACTATGAGTAATGTATTAGACGCCGTATTGGCACAGTATGAAAAATCACAACAAGGGGGCGGGGCCCAATCAAGAATGTCGCAAGACGAAAGAATGAAAAAGTATTTCGCTTTAATCCTTGGTGATAAAGAGAAATCAGGTCAGAGAAGAGTAAGAATTCTTCCTACCGCAGATGGCTCCTCACCATTCAAAGAGGCTTGGTATCACGAAATCCAAGTAGGTGGTCAATGGCAAAAATTCTATGACCCAGGAAAAAATGACAACGAACGTTCACCTTTGAATGAGGTTTACGAAGAGTTGATGTCAACAGGAAAAGAATCCGATAAAGAGTTGGCAAAACAGTACAAGTCACGCAAGTTCTACATCGTGAAAGTTATCGATAGAGATAACGAAACGGACGGACCAAAGTTTTGGAGATTTAAACACAACTACAAAAACGAAGGTATCTTAGACAAAATTATTCCAATTTGGAGAAACAAAGGTGATATCACGGATGCAGAGAAAGGTCGTGACCTTATTATTGAACTTGCTAAATCTAAAACTCCAAAAGGTAAGGAATACACTACAGTTTCAGCTATTATGTATGATGACCCATCTCCCGTTTCTGCAGACGCAGACCAAGCGAAAGAGTGGTTATCAGATGAATTGAGTTGGACTGATGTTTACAGTAAAAAACCTGTTGAGTACTTAGAAGCAATCGCTGAGGGTAAAACACCTAAGTGGGATAACGAAAAAGGTGGATATGTTTATGGTGACGATGAAGTTTCTGAAACCTCTATGGGTGGAAGTAAACCTTCAAAAACCGTAGACCCACAAGCAGACGCAGCAGCTGATGAAGATTTACCATTCTAATTTATAACCAAGGGCGGTGATGAACCGCCCTTAATTTTATTTTATGAGTTTCAAAGTACAAGAACAACCAAAAAAAATCTACGAAGCAGTTACCTTCGAATTTAAATTGGAAGATGGAGATGGAAAAGTTTATCATTTGAGAAAATGGGAAGATGGTAATGGTGGGGGATTTTATATTAACAACAATGGAACTTGGGAAGATTTTTACCCCGAAGACGACCTACTTGATTTCATTGATTACGACTTAGACTTTTAACTATGGCAATTAAGAAAAACGATTTTAGTAATTTAAAAAAGAAGTTTTCCACTTCTGCAAAATATAAACCTCAAAGGTTCCTTGATTTAGGTCAAGACTTTTTAGATGCAGTTGGACTTCCTGGGCCAGCGATTGGACACATTAATATGTTCCTTGGTCACTCCGACACAGGTAAAACAACTGCAGCAATCAAAGCCGCAGTGGATGCTCAAAGGAAAGAAATTCTTCCAGTCTTCATCATTACCGAACAAAAGTGGAGTTTTGACCACGCAAAACTTATGGGTTTCCAATGTGAGGAAGTAGTAGATACCGAGACAGGAGAAATGGATTGGGATGGGTTTTTCTTATTCAACAATAACTTTAGTTATATCGAACAAATTACAGACTATATAAATCAACTTTTGGATGCTCAGGAAAAAGGGGAATTGAATTATAGTCTTTGTTTTATTTGGGACTCTGTTGGTTCTGTACCATGTAAGATGACATATGAAGGTAAAGGTGGTAAACAACACAACGCTTCAGTTCTGTCAGATAAGATTGGTATGGGAATTAATCAAAGAATTTCAGGTTCTAGAAAAGCAGATACCGACTACGAAAACACACTTATTATAATCAATCAACCGTGGGTCGAACTTCCTGATAATCCATTTGGACAACCAAAAATCAAAGCGAAGGGTGGAGAATCCGTTTGGTTGAACTCATCCCTTGTATTTTTGTTTGGAAATCAAAAAGGTGCTGGTACAACAAAGATTACTGCCACCAAAGACAAAAGAACTGTAAAGTTTGCAGTCAGAAGTAAAATTTCAGTGATGAAAAACCATATCAATGGGCTTGGATATGATGATGGAAGAATTATTGTAACACCACACGGATTTTTGGCGGGTAAAGATTCTGCAGAGGAAAAAACTTCTATTGAGGCATATAAAAAAGAATATGCTGATTATTGGAAAGATATTATAGGTGCTGAAGGCGATTTTACATTGACAGAAGAAAAAGAAGATTGAGTAACCCTTAAAAGAGGTTTGTGACAAAAACACTACTTGTCGACGGAGACAATTTATTTAAAATAGGATTTCACGGGGTTAAGGACCTTTTTACGGACGGTTCTCACATAGGTGGAGTATATCACTTCATCAATACACTTAGACGATTCTTGGAGGAGCACAATCACGATAAAGTGGTTGTATTTTGGGACGGCGACTCAAACTCATCAATAAGAAAATCTTTATACCCACAATATAAGGCGAATAGAAGGCAGGATATGAACGAGTACAAGTACGAGTCATACCTCCAACAAAAATCTCGAGTTAAACAATACCTCGAGGAGATATTCGTACGCCAAGTTGAGATGATTAACAACGAGGCTGATGATTTAATTGCTCACTACTGTAAAGTCGCAAAAGATGAGGACATAATAATCTTCTCAGCAGACAAAGACTTAACTCAACTCATATCTGAAAGAGTTACCATATATTCTCCAATCTCAAAACAATACTTTAAGAATGGGGATATGATAACAATCAACAAAGTTGAGATACCACATTATAACGTTTTACTTACCAAAGTTTTCACAGGAGACAAGTCCGACAATATCGATGGTATTGAAGGATTAGGGGAAAAAACTTTATTAAAATTCTTCCCTGTTTTGCAGGAAATACCTTGTACTATGGACGAATTACTCGATATTGCACGAAATAACGAGCAAAAGAAAAAACCAAAAGCCCTTGAGAATATTTTGACTGGTAAGACAAAAAATGGTATACTTGGTGAGGAGTTCTACAACACAAACATGAAGATTGTAGACCTTGGGAATCCACTTATTACCGATGAAGGTAAAGAACTTGTCGAACAAATATACACAGACACAATTGACCCTACAGACAGAGGATACAAAAACCTAATGAGACTTATGATGGAAGATGGTCTCTTCAAATATCTTCCAAAAAACGATGAAGCTTGGGTAAACTTCCTAAGACCATTTATGAAATTAACAAGAAAAGAAAAACGAAAGAAATGATAGACTACACTTTATCAGACAAACTAAAAGTCCAATATAGAAATGCAAAACCTTTTCCGTATATTGTGATTGATAATTTTCTACCCGAGTTTTTACTAAAAAGTTGTTTAGAAGAAATTAAAAAACACAAAAAATGGTTTTCTAACGAAGAGGAATGGGTTGAAGAATTTCAAAAAAACAAACTATATTATCCGTCAGGGATTACGGATATGGAAGAATTTAAACAGAATCTTCCAATTACTAATATGGTTACAGATTATATGAACTCTAAACCATTTATTAAATTTTTAGAAAATCTAACAGGGTTTGAAAAATTATATAGAGACCCTATAATGTTGGGAGGGGGAATACATAAAATAAATAAAGGGGGTAAGTTATCCATCCACATTGATTATAACCAACACCCTGGTCAAAAATGGAAACGTAACTTAAACGTACTACTTTATTTAAATGAAAATTGGGAGAAAGAATGGGGTGGTAACTTGGAGTTATGGGGTGGGAACCCTTGGAAGAAAGAAATTGAGGTCGAACCTATATTCAACAGAGCGGTTATCTTTTCTATTGAAGATGCACCTCACGGACATCCAATACCATTAAACACTCCTGATGACGTGTCAAGATATTCGTTGGCACTTTATTATTTCACCGATGAAGAAGTGAAAGACAAACACACAGTTATCTTCTACAGAGATGAAGAATTGGGAATAAAAGAAACAGACAATTTATTTAAATTTTAAGAAAAACGAAACACTAAAAACAAATGAAAAACATGAAAGAACAAGAAATCACCAAGATGGAGTTTCTTTTGACTCTCAACGAAAACATTGTAGTACAAAGATACTTCAATGTTAAAGGTTACAATCCTGATGCGAAAAGCTCAATTGAGTTTTATGAGTTTATCAAAGACCTTAAAGATGAGCTTCACTACTACCTCAAAATGAAAACGGTTGTTTATATGATGGACAACATGGAAGCAATCAAACATGACTCAAAAATCATGGAAACTTCTTTCACTGATGGACCTGAAGTATTCAACATTTATGTTAAAGTGGGAGACCAGACAATTTGTCATAGAATTTTTGATGGTAAAATTTTTCCTCCGAAAGTTCGTTATACGGTGGACGTAAGACCATATTTGAAAGATGTTTTGAAAAGTTTGACTGACATTTTTTCATCTGAAGAATTAAATTATCAATACTGCGAATTTGATTTGAGGGACTAATATTTAATAAATAGAGGGGATATATTTCGGAGTTATGAATAAGAATTTTGACTACTTAGGCAACACATTTCAGATACAATTACTGAACCAAATTATAGAAGATAAAGACTTCGCTTCATCCATTATGGATGTTATTGAGAGTTCTTACTTCGATAACAAGTATTTCAAAATTATTATTCAATTAATCAAAGAGTATTATAAAAAGTTTGAGGCTACTCCGAATTTTGAAACTTTGGAACAACTTATCAGAGCCGAAGTTACACAAGAATTTGTTGCAAAGATAGTTCTCGACACACTCAAACAAGTCAAAGACGCACCATTCGAAGGTTCACAGTTTGTCCAAGAAAAAGCACTCAAGTTTTGTAAACAACAAGAGCTTCAGAAGGCTATGGACAAAGCCCAAAAAATTATCACAGAGGGTGACTTTGAGTCTTACGATAAAGTGGAAGGTTTAGTCCGTGAAGCTTTACAGGTGGGAGAAGTTGAGAAAAATGTCTCTGATATCTTTACGGGTTTGGAAACAGTATTGGAAGAAGACTATAGACACCCAATTCCTATGGGAGTTGCTGGTATTGACAAACTATTAAAGGGTGGATTAGCCAAAGGTGAAATTGGGGTCATACTTGCACCCACAGGTGTTGGTAAGACCACAATTTTAACCAAGATTGCCAACACCGCTTTCAATATGGGATATAATGTTCTTCAAATTTTCTTTGAGGACAATCCGAAAATAGTTCAAAGAAAACACTTCACGATTTGGACTGGTATTGCACCCGACGAGTTAGCTAATCATAAAGAAGAGGTAATGTCCAAAATTGTCGAGATACAAGAGACGATGAAAAACAAACTTGTCTTGAAGAAACTTGCCTCTGATTCGGTGACAATGAACCAAATCAAAAATCAAGTTAGAAAGATGATAGCTGACGGAACTAAAATCGATTTGATTTTGTTGGACTACATTGATTGTGTTCTACCTGAACAATCTGCAAAAGACGAGTGGAAAGCTGAGGGTTCTGTAATGAGAGCATTTGAAGCCATGTGTCATGAATTAAATCTTGTCGGTTGGACTGCAACTCAAGGTAACAGAAGTTCAATTTCCTCTGAAGTTGTAACTACTGACCAAATGGGCGGTTCAATTAAGAAAGCGCAAGTCGGACACGTAATCATTACAGTAGCAAAAACACTTCAACAAAAAGAGTTGAACTTAGCAACTATAGCCATCACAAAATCCCGTTTGGGTAAAGACGGAGTTGTATTTGAAAATTGTAAATTCAATAATGAACTCCTTGAGATAGATACAGAATCCTCAGTAACATTCCTTGGATTTGAAGAACAACAAGAAGAGAAAAAAAGAGATAGAGTTAGAGAGCTACTTGAAAAAAGAAAGGCTCGTGAAAATACTCAAAACAACGTGTAATTAAATATCTACTTTTTTCAAAAAAAACTTATTTTTTTTTAATTAAATTTGTGGTCGATTAGTACACGACCCGATATTTAATAAGAAAATCACCGATTTTTTTAATAAAAATATTCTACAAAAAAATTACAAAAATGGACATTTCGAACAGAATTTTATCAGAGATTACAGTGTATATGAAGTATGCAAAGTATATCCCTGAGTTGAAGAGAAGAGAGACGTGGCAAGAGCTTGTCACAAGAAACATGGAGATGCATATCAAAAAGTTTCCACAATTAGAAAATGAAATCAGAGAGAATTACATGTATGTTTACAAGAAACAAGTTCTTCCATCAATGAGGTCAATGCAGTTTGCAGGAAAACCAATTGAAATTTCACCAAACAGAATTTATAACTGTGCATATGCACCTGTTGATGATTGGAGAGTTTTTTCTGAAATTATGTTTCTATTGTTAGGTGGAACAGGTGTGGGATATTCTGTTCAAAAACATCACGTAGACGCATTACCCGAAATTAGAAAACCAAGTAAAGAAAGAGGTAGAAGATGGTTGGTTGCGGATTCTATCGAGGGATGGGCAGATGCAATTAAAGTTTTGGTTAAAACTTACTTCTTTGGTGGTTCACACATCGAATTCGATTTCAGTGATATCAGACCAAAAGGTGCGAGACTTGTTACCTCAGGTGGTAAAGCACCCGGTCCTCAACCTCTCAAAGAGTGTCTTATCAAATTAGAAGGTATTTTAGATGCAAAACAAGACGGTGACAAACTCAGACCAATTGAAGTTCATGATATGGTTTGCCATATTGCGGATGCGGTTCTTGCGGGTGGTATCAGAAGAGCGGCTTTGATTTCTTTGTTCTCAGCAACAGATGAAGAAATGATTGGTTGTAAAAGTGGTCAATGGTGGGAACACAACCCACAAAGGGGTAGGGCTAATAACTCGGCCGTTCTTATGAGACACAAGATTACAAAGGATTACTTTATGGACCTTTGGAAAAGAATTGAAGCGAGTGGTGCTGGTGAACCAGGAATTTATTTGAGTAACGATAAAGATTGGGGAACTAACCCATGTTGTGAAATTGCACTTCGTCCATTCCAATTCTGTAATCTTACGGAGGTGAATGTATCCAATGTTGTATCACAAGAAGACTATGAGGATAGAGTTAAAGCTGCAACATTCATCGGGACACTTCAAGCAGGTTATACTGATTTTCACTACCTCAGACCAATTTGGCAAAGAACAACTGAAAAAGACGCATTGATTGGAATTTCAATGACAGGTATTGGTTCAGGTGCGGTCTTAGGATTGAACATGAAATCAGCTGCTAAAGTAGTAAAAGAAGAAAACAAAAGAGTTGCTGAAATAATTGGAATAAATCCTGCAGCTAGAACAACAACAGTTAAACCAGCGGGAACAACATCTCTTACCCTTGGAACTTCATCAGGTATTCACGCTTGGCACAACGATTACTATATCAGAAGAGTGAGAGTTGGTAAGAACGAAGCAATTTACAGTCATCTTAAGAGTAATCATCCTGAATTAGTAGAAGACGAATACTTCAGACCACACGACACTGCGGTTATTGGTATTCCACAAAAATCACCAGAGGGTTCAATTCTAAGAAACGAATCACCAATTCAACTTTTAGAGAGAGTTAAAAAGGTACAACAAGAATGGATTAAACCTGGTCATAGAAGTGGCTCAAACGCTCACAACGTATCTGCAACAGTTTCAATTCGTGAACACGAATGGCCTGCAGTAGGTGAGTGGATGTGGGAAAACAAAGAGTATTATAATGGTCTTTCTGTACTACCTTATGATGGTGGAACTTATATTCAAGCACCGTTCGAAGATTGTACCAAAGAAAAGTATGACGAATTAATGGCAACACTTAAGGACGTTGATTTATCCAAAATCGTTGAAATTGACGACAATACAGATTTGAGTGGTGAAGCGGCATGTGCTGGTGGCGCTTGTGAAGTAAAATTTGTTTAATGAAAGAAAGTAAAAACGATAGTCAAAGGGAGAAGTCAAAACTTCTCCCTTCTGATTTTTACATGGAGAATGGACGAAAAGTTATGACCGAATCTTATCATTTGAGTAGGGGATACTGTTGCGGTTCAGGATGTAGACATTGTCCATTTGAACGGAAAGCAATTAAAGGGAATACAACTTTAATTAAAAAAACACCGTAGTATATTTATGTTTATGGCAGAAGGTGTTACTTATGGTTTGAAATTTCCTTTTGAGGATTCACTTAGAGGTGATTATCTTAGACTGACAGAATTTGAATCACAACAAATCAGGGCAGATTTGATTTTTCTACTTCTAACTAGAAAGGGTTCAAGATATTATTTACCTGAATTTGGAACAAGACTTTATGAGTTCATATTTGAACCTAATGACGGGTTGACCTTCCAAGCAATTGAGTCAGACATACGTGATTCAATAAATCAATTTATGCCAAATCTCCTTGTAAATCAAATAACTATTGAACCCGCAGACCAATCTGTTGAGGTTAATAGTATTAATGAACAACCCATTTCAAGTGACCCAAGACTTACGGACATTTATAGAGTACCTGGGAAAGGTACAGGAGAATATACGGCAAAAATAAAAATAGATTATTCAGTCAATGCACAAACCTTTGCACAGAGTGATTTTGTAATAATCAATATTTAAAAGAAATGGCAGATAGAAATATATCATACGCTACAAGAGACTTCGCGGCAATTAGAGTTGAGTTACAAAATTATGTAAGAACTTATTATCCCGAACTTATTCAAGATTTTAATGACGCCTCAGTATTTTCAGTATTTCTTGATTTAAACGCTGCTGTAGCTGACAATCTTAATTTTCATATTGATAGAAGTTTACAAGAGACAGTATTACAATATGCTCAACAAAAGTCTTCAATCTACAATATAGCTAGAACTTATGGTTTGAAAATACCTGGAATGAGACCATCTGTGGCTCTTGTTGATTTTTCAATCACCGTTCCAGCCTTCGGAGATAAAGAAGATGAAAGATATCTTGGAACCTTACTAAGAGGTTCACAAGTAATCGGTGCGGGTATAGTTTTTGAAAACGTGGAAGATATTGATTTCGCTTCCCCATATAATTCTCAAGGTTTCCCTAATAGATTGAAAATACCAAATTTCAATGCTAATGGAGTTTTAATCAATTACACAATAACAAAAAGAGAAGTTGTAGTAAACGGAATAACAAAAGTGTTCAAAAGAGTAATCACACCAAATGATGTTAGACCATTCTTTGAATTGTTTTTACCTGAAAAAAATGTTTTAGGTATCACAAGTGTGTTATTGAAAAATGGAACTCAGTTTACTAACTTACCGAGCACTGCAGAATTTTTAGGTTTACAAGATAGATGGTATGAAGTTGATGCATTAGCGGAAGATAGAATATTTGTAGAAGACCCAACAAAAGTTTCTGACCAACCCGGTATAAAAGTTGGTAGATACATTCAAACTCAAAATAGATTTATATCAGAGTTTACTTCAGAGGGTTTCAAGAAGTTAACGTTCGGTGGAGGTACAAATACAGCGCAAGATGCCTTAGAC